TACACGCTCGTAAGACCGGATATGCCCGATACCGTCCTCGACAGACCCGGGCCATTTATCCACGGCAATGATCTGCGGCAATCCGTGACGACGCAGATAACTAATACTTTCCGGCCGGGCGCTGTCCGCCCTTATTGTGTGCTGTTCGATATCGGGGATGCTGGACGCCATGAATGTTGATGTGTCGTCCAGTTCCAACTTTACCTTGCCAGCCTCGCGCCTGACGTAAAGAGTGCGGCCCTTGATGTATACCTGCACCGCTACGCTTGGGTCGTTTGCAAAGCCGAAGTCCAGCCCGTGATACGGCCCTTGCCAATCCGGCGCCGGTTCAAATTCCTCAACCGCAAACCTGCCGCCGAATATCTGCGCATCGGTCAGCGTGAGAAACGCGCCTTCCCAAACATGATCATAGGTATCGGCGCGCAAGCGTTGATCTTCCAGCCGCTGCAAATTCAGCAGATCGGGAAACCATGGGTTGTCCTGCCAGTTGACGTTGGTCACAACGCAATCGCTGGCCGCATCGTCAACAAAACGCCGATGCGTGGCGCTTTCGCCGCTTTCTGGGTTGTAAGTAATCCAGTTTTCCGCAGTCCATCCGGGCCCCTCCTCGCGGATCGTCGGGATCAGTTTGCGCCAGGCCACTTCGGACACGTTTTCCGCCTCATCGGTCCAGTTGCCGATGATCCGCGCTTTTGATTTGATGCTGTCAAGATTATGCCGCAGCCCTGCAAAAGCGTATGAGATCCGGCGGTTCTTTGTGCGGATGTACTTTTCGCCTATTTCAAAATAATCGGCAAGCCATGGCTCCGAAAGAATGGCCGCCTTGATTTCTTCCATGCTAGATTCGTCTAGGCTGTTGAGATGCTCCCTGCTTGCAAGAAACACGCCTTCCACGCCCATCTCGGCCAGCTGGTATATCCTGAGCCCGGTCCGCAACGCAATCGCCCGTGACTTGCCGCCACCGCGCCCACCCTTGAAAACCCGCGTTCGGGCAGGGGTCATAAAGTTTCGCGTTATGCAGGGGATTTCCTCAATCGTCGCTTTCATTGCCCAGGTCCGGTGCAATGAATTGGATAAGCGTTGGCTTGGGCGTCATGCTTTTATCACTGGACGACAAGTCAACCGCGCTTTTTTCCGTCCATCCGGCAACACGGCTTAGCACAAATTTTGCAGCGTCCAAGCTGTTGTCGGTCAAGCTGTCCACCAGCACTCGGACAGCATCACCTTTCAACCTCTCACGCCCTGTCATTATCTCATACCTAAAATTCTTGCGCAGCGTGTCGTCATGCAGGTTCAAGCATTTCGCGATCTTTTCAATCGAGGTTCCGGCCATAACCGCGCGCTCAACGAAAGTCCTGTCTGCCTCGCTCGGCTTGTATGATTTACCCTGCGCCATCAATCCCACCCGCTGGTCCGCTGTTGCGGCTGTTGTACCTTAACCTGGTCCGCAATGTCAAAATCCGTGAACGCCCCATAGCTGTCGGCAGACGGTTGCGCAAAATGATGGTCAACAACCTGCTTGAAATATCCGCTAATCGGGCTGCCCTCACTCAACTCGTAAAATTCTATGCGCGCGTTCAGGTTCAGGTTCATCGACGTTCGCACCGCCACGCTAAAACCCTCGTTTTCCAGCAGAATAAATTTGGCGTGGAACCGCGCCAACCGAACACTGTCCTGCCCAAACTTTTCCAACAGGCTGGCGTAGTATTTGCCTTGCCGCGCCGGAAAGCTGCGATCCACCAACCAACGCATCCCAAGAATGTTCTTGTCGCCGAGCATATCAAATGCTTGCTTGATTTCAGCAGCAGCGGCGGTCCATGTCCCGATGTCGATATGGCAAGGTCCTATTTCCCGCGCAATATGGCGCAAGATGTCGATCATGGAAAAGTCGCCCTTGGTCAGACCGAACACGTCGCAGCCCTTGGTGATCGGGCCGATGCACCGCGCAGCACTTTCGCCCCGCGTTCCATGCCGAAAGTCTCGTGTTACATTATTACGTCTGACACTTTCGGCATTCGTGGCTGGTCGTGGTCCGATCGGCATCATGTCTTTTCCTCTGTGGTCGATAGCGCCAAGGTAACAGTTTCCTGCGCTAATTCAATATCGGCCTGAACGGTACTAGCTGAGTCGGCTGGCAACCAGCCTGCGACGTATCGCAGACCAGCCTTTTCCAAGATGCGCGCCTTGCGGGGGCGGGTGATGGTCACGACGCCACCCGACCCAGTGCGGCTGCGTGCCACGCGCCCACTGTGATGTTGTCAGTGTAGCTGTTAGCGACGGCGGCGTGACAGTTTTGCATGTGACTGTCCCAATCGTTGCGGCCCAGGTCGCGCCCGTTGCCGGTGCTGATTTCCCAAATTGCTGTTGCGATTGCAAAGGCGTTCATTTCATATTGCTGATTGGTCATATCGGTCTCTCCGTCGAATAAGTTGATTTGTTCAGGCTGATACAGCGGTGTAATCAATGCCCCATCCCGGAATAAACATGCTGCCGGTTTCAATCAGTTTTGCGGCGCGCGGCCCCATTTCATCGCGCAGTTCAGATTCCGTAGATGTCCACTCCTCCATAACTCTGCCCGAAACACGCTCAGTTTTTGTGATTGTGTAAACTTTTTCCATTTTAGTCTCTCCCATCGGCCAGGAACCATTCCCGCCCTATGAGATAACCATAGCATTACACGTAACGCTATGCAAGATAAATCGTAACGTGTTACGACCATTTTCAAACCCGCTCCTTCATATTCTCATGTTACCTTCTAACTTTTGAGTTTGCGATGCCTCCCGGCGAAAGCGTGGCAAATTCCGGTTGCATCGCTGACGGTGTTTGCGCTTTATATCACCATTTCCACACGCTGCACTTGCCGCCTTGCATCCCGCATTTTAGCCTGCGGGCCGGGCTGTCTCATGTTTTGCGTTTAGATTTGCGGTATTGAACCACGATATATGATGCCATTGTGATTACAATGAATGCCATGGGTTGCCATGTGCCGTCTATCAGCGCAGCCCCGGCAAATGCAAAGATTAAACCGAAAAATATGACAGTCAAAAACATAGCCGCCATCAATGTAAACCCTATCAGCGTTCGGTCCATCATTGTTTCAGCCCACCAATCCATAAAGCCCATCTCATTGCATACGCCAGACGATGCGGGCGATGCGGATAGGGCTGCGATGATCGCCAGTGCTGCGGCGTTGCGATGTATCATCACCAGCCCCCCATCAAAACGGCCCGCAAACGCCCCAGGTCCGGCTCAGGCTCTAGCAGCAGCCGGACAGCCGTGGACAGCACGTCACGCTGCTCTGCGGCAGCCTTGAGGTCGTCCCGCTCCTTCTCGAGCGATGCATAGTCCTCAGCGTCAATCGCTTCATCCTGCCAGCGGCGCAGTTCGTCCAGTTCATCCCAGACCCAATCCAGCGACGGCCAGCGCTCCCGGTGCTGTAACGTGCTGTCGGTGTTCATGCGGGCCACTGCGGCCAGGGTGTCAAATCCGTTTCGGGGCATCTGCATTGTGTTCCTCCGGTTGCGTTTGGGTAGTATTGCCGCTTATTGCCGCCATATGCAAGCGAAAAGAGGTGGGGGGGAGCTGGGGGGCTGCCAAGTCTTTGTTTTAGTTGCATAATTTTCGCTATTACCATATAACCCCCGAGCAACCCCGGCTAGTGAGTACTGTGCCTATGGTGAACACGAATGCGACCAATGTAATTGCTATAATTTATAGAGCGTCGATATTCTTTTTTCTTATCACTATGAACCTGAATAGGTCGGGTAGCTGGGGGGTAACTATAAAAGCCAAACAATTCAATAACATAATGCCCCCACCTAGCCGGGGTGTCTCCCCACCTAGCCGGGGTTTTACACATAAAAAAGCCCCGCCACAATTTAACGGGGCGGGGCAGTAATTTAACAGTAATTTATAGACCGGGCATTTTAATTACTGTTGACCGGACCGGCCCGCCGTTGCCCAGTCGTTGCGCTGCGTCATACAGCGCCATGATCCCTGCGGGGTCGGTGCCCGTCCTGTCCTCGACATAATACAGGCGGCTCTGTTTCGGGGCCTTGGGAAAGCGATCTGCTTCTGATGGCGACGTGATGCACCGCGTCGAATGGCGATAGCCTATCTGTTCAAGCTGTCGGGCAAGGAACTGACCGGCTGGCATCTTGATGTCCTCGGACTCCAGTAGATCGCGCACCGCATTCAGCGACACCCATCCGCCTCTAAAGCCCATAGCGCCTTCGGATATGGACTCACGAATAAGGCTTAGTGCAGCCCCGTCACCTGCATGCATTGCCTCAGCCGTGCTGGACGTAACAGGCGCGCGGGAGGGCGCCACATCAAGCGCCAGGTGCGACAGATAGCCCCGCACCGCCTCGGCCCCGCCTGCGCCCCACCAATCGTAGTAGGAGCCCCACCAGTCGCCCGTGCCACCGGTCCACCATTCGGGATAGAACGCCCGCGCGGCTTCGTCCTCGGTTTGCAGGGCCGAGATGAAATGCGCGTAGCGGCGTTCGCCCGGCGTGGCCAGCATGCAATGCAGGTGGTTGGTGGTGAATATCCAGTTGGTGAAGTTCTGCGCGTCGTAAGAGCCTTTCCCTTTACCGTGAATGTGCGCGTCGTCATCGGTGATCCACGGCTTGATCTTTTCGGCCAGAACCGACAATTCGCGCTTGCTGTGGTCGCCTATCTCATTCACGACGATCATCGTCTTGCGGTCCATGTAGCCATTGAAGTCTGTGGCGATCACGTCAGGCGATGGGTGCGCCACATTCTTGCGCCCGTGACAATATGCGACGGCTTGGGAAATCGTGCCCTTGCCGCATCCCGGCGTGCCCTGCATCACCGGCGACCAGCGCAACATCACGCCCGGCCGCTGCACCAGATGCCCTAGAATTTGCAACAGTATGTGTTGATCGTCAACGTTCGGGAAGTTGGACCGGATGACGTGCAGGAACGGCTCAATTGCATCAGCGCCGACCGGCGCGGGCAGGGTGGAGTGCCCTGGCTCGTAAACATTGCGGATCTTGCGCGCCTTGTCATCGTAAAGATCAACGCCGGCCAGCGGGTCATATCCTGTTGCGTGATAGCTGAGCGTGTCGGGATGTTCCCACCAATAGTCTGCCGCCAGCTTGGCGCGGGCGTTGCCTGTGGCCTTGTCCTCGATCATGATCGGCGGCAGTTGCGCCATAGCATCCCGGAACTGTGTGCGGGCCTGGGGCTGCATCCCGCCCCTGCTATCCACCGCCACAGCCTGCCCTGACTCGTTCCGGACGATGAAATAGTGTTGCAACTCGGCATACTCCGGCGTCTGCAATGCGACGGCACCCTTG